CTTCAATCCTTCAAATGCAGATTGCAAGAGCGTGATATCTCCCGCGAGATTGTCGAGCTGAGTTTCCGACATTTTCTCGGCCGCGCCTTCAGAGTCGCTGATAGCTCCAGTGAGCTGGTCCCATCTTTCCGCTGATGTTCCGAGAAGGGCGTTGACATTCTTCAAGTCACGGGCATTGAATGTCTTGCTGATGATATCAGTACGCTGTTCATCAGTCATGCCATCCATCGCTGTCTGCATGTCCATAAAGACGTCTTTCAGCGACCTTAAATTACCTTGAGCGTCATAGGCACTGATGCCCATTGCGCCGAAAGTCTTCTCGAACTTACCGCCCTGTATAGACATGAGGATATTCCTCAATGCTGTACCAGCTTCAGCTCCCTTAGTGCCATTATCTGCAAGCAGGCCGAGAACAGTAGACAATTCAGTAGTACCGCCCTTCATTACTTTTGCAGTACCGCCCACTCTCAGAATCGCATCTCCGAGCTGTTCTACGCTTGTATTTGACTTCGATGCGGCCATCGCCATCTGGTCGACCATCTCGAGAGTCTCTCCTTGTGATAATCCGAGAGCCGAGCTTGCGTCAGTAACCATGTCTGATGCTCGCGCCAGCTCCATGTTTCCAGCGGCCGCGAGACTGAGTACAGGAGGTAGCATTTCCATCGACTTCTGCGTATCGTATCCAGCAAGCGCCATATAGTTGAGAGCTTCAGCCGCTTCGATTGCCGAGAACTTAGTATGCTCTCCCATCTCTTTAGCGTACTCTCTCAGATTGCCCGAGAATTTTCCCCATGCTAAATCGACTTCGCCTGTCTCGTTCGCAAGATCGTCCATAGTTTTGCCCATAGTGGCGGCTACCTGCGACATCGCGGAATCGAATTCCATGCCAGTCTTTACTGACGATACTCCAAATGCACCTATAGCGGCCCCCATGCCGAGAGCCGCCACACCTATAGCTTTCTTAGTCTTGCCTATTGACGCAACCATTGAGTTGCCTGCTTTTTTAGCAGTTCCGCTTGCCGCCATCAAGGCTCTGTCATATTCACTTGAATCAAGCGTAAGTTTTGCTACTAATTCAAATAGATTCATCGTCTTTCAGCCTTTCCAGTTTTTCAGAAATAGATGAAACGATTTCTTCTGCTGTACGCGTTTCCTCTGGTCGCTGTTCGTTTGCTTGCTTGAGAGCGTCTGCAAACCTTCGGGACGGAGATTTTCCACCAAAGAAACTTATCACACTGTCATTGATATATTTCAGACTGTCTGTGACATATACTTGATACGCTCTGCGTTCCTGCTTGCGGTTGTACTCGTATACACAGTGCTCTATCAACCATGCTCGTCCCATGAGGTCAAGCTTGTCGAGGTCTACTGAGTCGCAACATTCGCCATACTCGATGCCCCCAACCTGACCAACGAGCCGAAAAAACTCAGAACTCCTGCATCGTCCAGTAATTCAGCTATGCACGCAAGGTACTCCGACATGGTATGCTTGTCCACGTCTTTCGGCTCTACGAAACAGCAGAGCGCCAGCAGTTCCAGCGTTTCATCAGCATTCGTATCAAGCATTGCCTCGAGCATATCAAACACATTCTCACGCATCTGATTGGCAAATGCCTGTTTGCGCTCCTCTATAGCTTTCTGAAGCTCTTTCTTATCCTTGCTTTCAGTCGGCTTCGGAACCTCTGGAACTCTGCTTCTGATTTCAAGAATCTTCGTAGCCGTGAGCCACTTATCTGCCGAAATTCTGATTCTGTTGGTCTGCTTCAGAAATTCACGCGGTGTACAGTTTGCGAGTGTTTTCATCGTATTTCCTCCTTAAAACCAGCTCGTTTTTTATTAGCCTTCGATGCTGTAAAACTCCATAGGAACCACATCCTGCGCATTGATGGAAACGTGTCCTCTCAGATTGACAGAAACCTGTCCCTTGCCATTCTTCGTAGTCTGAAGAGAGAACCCTTCTGTCGACAGCGCGTTGATGAGCTTGACTGCTACGAGTCCTCCGTCAGCTCTGTCGCCTACCCACCACACATCGCCGAAGTCGGTCTGCTCAAGGTCTCTGCGCGGTACGATCTTAGCGGTATTCGTACCGTCAATATCAGCCGCACCGAGAGCGAGCTTGATTGCTTCTGGCGATGTACCGAGACTTGTGAACTCAAGGCCGCAATCCCAGCTATCAAGATGCTTCAGCTCTTTAGTGTTGTTCGGGCAGTTATCCACATCTTCCCCGAGGTCTGAATACTCAGCCGCGCAGGTAACTGTGATGCCGCCTGTTGTGGCGCATATGATATCCGCATCTGATGGCGCGGCTGGCTGCGCTGGATTGAAAGTCTTGAGCAGTACGCCTGCGTCCATCTGCATTTCCTCAAATGTTGACTGCGGAATTACAGTAAATCTTCCCATGATTATTTCCTTTCTACGGAGCCAAGTACTCCGCCATTATGTTGATATAAATTCTTCTTACTGAATCGTCTTCATCGCTTACTCTCTGAGCGAATGGACGACCTCTTGTGATATACAGGTACCCTACATCGAGCGGGATAGTTTTGACTTGAATAAGATCGTCCGATATCTCCTCTGCCTTGAGAGTAACATTCTCCCATGATGCAGAATTCAGCTCCCATATCGAAGCCGACATCGGTACTGCGCTCCCGAGATTGTCCGTAACGACCTCGTATGTGATATAGAAGTCGCCGCGTCTTTCCTCGTTAACAGTGGTATTCTCATATGCAGGAATCCCGAACGAGTTCCAAAAGCTGTGTAATGCTTGCGCCTTGTTCATTTAGTCAACTCCCATTCCTCAGCAGTTACCTGTCTCATGTCAAGTCTCGCGCTCTCGGGCGTAGCCCTGTCATCACCATCAGATGTTACTCTGAATATCTTATTGTCGCGAGTTCTCTTGAATACTTCATGATATTCAAGAACCAAATCTTTTCGTGTGGTCACGGTATACAGGCTCGTTACCCCCTGTACATCCGCGACTCTTGCTTCGAGCGATGTATCAAATGTTATCGCCGCTTTGAATTCTGCGCCCTCTGTCCAAGCAGTTTTGTAACCGCCGTAGCCGTCATCAGTTCTCTGCTTGTTAAGGAATACACAAGTCTCCATTGCTTCATCAAGTAAGCTCATAATTTCCTCCATTTATTCAGCTCGCTGGCGAACTGTCCTTGCCAAGTAGGATTTCCGTTCGAGCTGTTCCCCTGTCCCGATACAGAAGCTCTCACATAGCTGTATCCGCCGAACGACTCAGACGAATACGGAGACGAGACCACTTCTCCGTATGTGGAATTCCACTCTGAGATTCGTTCCGATAAGTCGATGACCGCAGGAGGAACAGCCATCGTCCATATCGCACCCTCGAACACCTCATCATGCAAAGTATCGTTCGCATCATATTGATGTACTCCATCGTTGAATACGGACCCCACAATACGAAAATACTGACCGCTCTGTATCGAGCCATCAGATATATCTATCTGTCCGTTTTCGATAGTGAATGTTCCAAAGTACTTCTCACGCTCGAACCAATTTCTCAGCTCTTGACACAGTTCGGTCAGCATTTTATTTCTCCTTCTTATTTGACTTTTTAGGCGGCCTTTTCTCTTTATCGATTATCTCATCGAAAACCTCGGTTTCGTCGCTTACAGGCTGAATTTCGGGCTCCTGCGCCACCTTCACAGCTTTTATCAGAATCTCTCCGCGCTTATTATTGTCTGATGCAAGCTCCGCAACCCTCTCGGCGCTCACCTCGAGTCCCATGCGAGGGAATGTATCCCCCGCATGGTAAACGTGTCGATCGTCCTGAATGTCTGAGAAATCCTTAACTACTATGTACTGCATTAAGCACCCTTAGGAGTGTTCGTTACCGAAGCAATGAACAGCGAGTTAGGGTTGTACAGAACAGGCATGAACAGCGAGCTTGCCTTTGTCCACAGAACTGCTGGGTCCTGCTCAGACCACTGAGTAATGTAAACGAACGGCGACTCTCCGCTTGTCGATACATCGAGGAACTGCGCTACATCAGCCTCTGGGGAATCTCCCCACAGGCCAGTGCCCAGTCTGCCGCCTACATTAGCCGCGAAGAATGTGACCTTGTCGGCAGGATAGTATCTCTCAGTCGAGATTGTCGGTCTGCCGTTAGCACCGATAGTAGCCGATGCTCCGTAAGTAAGATCGTTCGTGACAAGCTGGTTGATTCCGAACTCATCTGACAGATAGGCTTCAAGTGCATTTCTGCTTACGAGAACGCCTTCCATATTCACGCCGTTGATAGCCTTCTGAATATCAGCGTTCTGTCTGAGCTTGCTCACATTCTGTCTCGATGTGTAGATGCCAGTAAGGATAACTCCTTCAGCGAGTGCCGCATCAACGATGTCCTGAATCTGGTCTGGAATCGATTTAGCCGCACCTGCTCCGAAATCGAGAGTGAGCTGTGTATGAGCCTGCGGTACGCCGTAATCTACTGTGAGGTCAAGGTTGTTCTCCTTGATGGTTACCTTGCCCGATGCAAGAAGCTCGTTCTTAGCAACCTTTGTACGAGTGATGACCTGCTCTGCAAGTCTTACACCGTCATTGATTACGTAGTCATACAGAGCCGTATCGCCCTGTACTCCCGAACGAAGCAGTGCTCTCATGCGCTCGGACTGATTGATTTTGACCTTGATGAGTCCCTTCTCGATGTTGTGGTGGTCGATAGGAATTCTGAAAGTCGTCTGCGACTCAGTATCGAATCCGTGGAACTGAGCCATTACAGGAATCTGATACTCAGATGCAATGCTCTCCCACTCTGCTACGAGGTTCGGAGTCTTAAGATCGTTGAAGAGGACGTCCGCTGGGTCGCCCGGTCTTGTAATCTGGAACGGAATATCGAGCCAATCGGTTCTTGGCACGAATCCGAGAATGTTGTTTTCCCATTTGATAGGCATGTTTACACCTCCATTACTCTGGTCTTGTTACTGTTGGCGCGGCGGTTACGAAAGTGAATCCTTTTCCTGTGAGCGCAGTCTTAGCGGCGCTTGCAAGTGTTACAGGAAGTCTGTCTTCGTATACAACGCCCTTCAGAACTACGGATGCTGGCATCGCTCCCGAAGTTACATCCACATCCTCATAAACGAGTCCTACGCAAGTAGCATCGTTTGCAGGAAACGGAGTTCCCATTGGTACGTATTTCGCACCATCAGCGCGAGTAGTAGCCATAGCCTGTGTAACCTGTCTTGTCTTCCTCTCGCACTCTTCATGAGCAAGGAACCAGCCTGGAGCGTAAGTCTTGCCCTGTTCTACATTTCCGATGAAGCTCATTTATTATCTCCTTTCACTCCATACAGCATTTCGTTGTGACGCTTCGCGACTTCAGCCGCACGGCTGAGAGTTCTTCCTGCGCCTCCGTTGTTGTCAGGCGGGGTCTTGGTATCGGCTCCCTTAGTATCCTCCGAAACTATGAAGTCTGAATACTCTTCCTTCACAGTCTCAATCTTCTTGTCGGAATCCTTGATTTTACCTTCAGCGTCAAGCTCAAGATCGTCCATCGAGGTAATCTTTACGATAGCGTCTATCCGCCTCTCGGACACGCCCGCTTCTTTGAGCAGTCCTTTATACGCTTCAACCTTCTTCGCCTTAGTTTTCTCGGCATCGATGCTTGCCTTGTAGTCCTCGAAGTCCTTGTGTTCCTTCTCGTACTTTGCCTTGTACTCGTCGGTATCGACATCTTCCAGCCTTCTGTTAGCTTCGTCAAGCTCTTTCTGAATATCAGCCAGCTTCTCAGCATCAGCCTTGTATCCGTCACGCTCCTTCTTCAGCGAATCGGTCACATCGGTATGCGCCTCGATGATTTCGTCGATTTTCTCGTCCTCGATTCCCATTGCTTTGAGCATCTTTCTTGTAAGTGCCATACAAACCTCCTGTTCTTCGGTCACGCTACTTTGCGA